CCCCCGGCCGTTACTTCGGCCAGACGCTTAACAGCGCCTCATGCAGTGTGGAGAAGGACTTTCCGCCGCAACTCCACGTCCCGTTCTGGAACCGCATGACCTCGCCTCCTTCTGCCGCCCGCGTCACCGGGCGGCTTTTATTTGTCTTGGGGTTGTCCCCCTTGACTGTTTTAATTTTACACGATTATCCGTGCTTTTTCTATTGACGATTTACACGAAAATCAGTGTTTTATTTTATCTGTTTTACACTTGTAATCGTGTATTTTAAGTAGTATAATGGACAACATGAGAAGGGAGGGACGATCGATGCCGATTCGGTACACAAAAGAAATTCTTCCTTTGCTAAAAGCCGCTGGGTACAACACAACGCGGTTAAGGCGTGAAAGAATACTTTCAGAAAGCACGATACAAGCATTAAGAGATGGCAAAGTTGTATCTACTGATAACCTTTCACGTATTTGTGCTATGCTCCATTGCCAGCCAGGCGACATTTTGGAGTACACAGAAGATGATGCCGGATAAAGGTGATAAGATGGCAAGCACGGAAGCACAAAAGCGGGCAGTAAAAAAAGCACAGGCAAAGTGTGATGCAATTATGCTGCGGCCCCCAAAAGAGGAGGGCGCGGCGATCCGCGCCGCTGCCTTTGCTGCTGGGCAAAGTACCCAGCAGTATGTCTTACAGGCGGCTCGGGAGCGCATGGAGCGGGAGGCCGGGGAGTAATCCCCGGCTTTTTCGCGCTCCGGGCGGTGCTACAGGTTGTCCACGGAGAGCTGGAAGTCCTCCATGGCGTCGACGAAGCGGCCGCCCACCCGGACAAAGACCCAGCTCCCGGTCTGATACTCCCTGATTTCCTGCGCGGTCATATCCGCCGTCTCAATGCCCTGGGAGCGCATCCACTTTTCTTGAGCCTCCACGTCGATCTCCGCCCAGCTCTCCCCGGAGGAGAGCACCCCCTGGCCCTCCAGCTCGGCCAGGAAGGTCTGGATGGCGGTCACCAGGACGCACTTATTGTCGTAGGTGTTGGCGTACCGGCCCACATACTGGTCCTGGATGGTGGTGCGCAGATAGTAGGTGAGGAGATCCATTCCCTCCACGATCTTGATCTTGCTCCAGTCCGCCTTCCCCGTGGCGGGGATGGTGGTCAGGGAGTTGACGCCCCGGGCGATCTTGGCCTTGACGCCGTCGTGGATCAGGATTAGCTTGCCCGCTTTGATGGCCGCCTCCTGTTCCTGTGTGGAGCGGGGCGTCACGGCGGTCAGCTCCGTCAGGGGGGCGTAGGTGGCCGACATGCCCGCGGGGATGCCCGCCAGCACACCCGCGATCCGGCTGGCGTACTGCCCCGCGGTGTAGGTGGCCGCCCCCTCCGCAATGGCCCCGTCGGTCTCGGCGAAGTCGATAATCCCCATGTCGTCCGGGGCCTTGGCGGCGTTGGGCTCCACCAGCTTCTCGGTGAAGTAGGCCGCCCTCCGGTCCTTGACCCACTTCTCCAGCGCCGTCAGCTCGGCGGCCGTCGCGTCGGGCGGCCCGGCCAGGTAGTCCAGCGTCAGCCCCTCAATGCTCTTGAGGCCCGCCTCCAGGGCGGTGGTGTCCTCCGTGCCCGTGGCGATGACCACCGCCACCACCTTGCTGGGGCCGCCCCGGTCGCTGCCGGTGAACGCCCTCCTGATGTAATTCTGGTTTTCCTGCCCCAGCTCAGTGGGGATCAGCGCCGCGCTGGAAAGCTGGTGGACGCCCTGGGCCTTGGCGTCCCGTACAAATACGCCCACATAGCCCTTCTTGCTCCGGTTGGCCGCCTGCTGGGCGGCCGCCTGGAAAGTGATCGTCAGGCTGGGCAGCCCGATTGTCGTCGCCATCGTATCATCCTCTCTTGCGTCAAAGCGCAGTTCCCGGCCGGGCGTCCACCCACTGGAATACGGCGCTCACCTCGGCAAAGTCCGGGTTCCCAAGTCCACGGTTTGCCTGCACCATCAGGGCCCGGGCCTCCACCTGGAAAAAACCTTGGGCAAACAGGCCCATCACTGTGTCCTGCCGCTGGTTCAGCGCCTTCCGGCTGCTGTCATGGTAGGCGTCCGCCTCCACATAGCAGGTGACCAGAAGGGTCACGCTGCGGCGTACCAGCCCGATGTTGACATCGGATTGCTCCGCCTTCTGGCACTCCAGGGTAAAGGAGGGCCGCCGGAAGTCCTTGGGAAGCTCGTCATAGTAGACCGGCTCTCCCGGATAGAGGCGCTTCAGCTCCGCCTCCACGGCGTTCATCAGCGTATTGGTTGTAAGCATCTCAATAATCCACCTCATCCGCAATCCGGCTCAGCACCCGGTCCGCCGCTTTCAGCGCGGGCTCCAGCGCCTTCGCCTTTGTCCAGCTATAGAATTGCCGGCCCTTGACATATCCGGCGGCTGAGGCCCGCGTGACTCCGGCCCGCCCCGCCTGGTTCCAGGACCGGCTGCTTCCGGCCGCCGGCCTGCGGGTGCCGTGCCCCCGCTCCAGCCAGCGGGTGACCTGCTTTTTGGACACGGGCTTTCCCTTCCAGGTATGCTGCGTTTCCTCCACCCTGGGCTGGGCCGTCCCTTTTCCGGGAGAGAGGGCCGCATAGCCGCCCTTGCTGCCCACCCGCAACTCCTGCCAGGTGCGCACGGTGCCCTTGGCCCCATCGGCCAGCTCCGCCGCGCCGATTTGCGCGTTGAGCTCCCTCTGGACGGCCGCGCCGGCCTCTTCCACCGCCTGCCGCCGTGCGTCCGGCACTGCCTGGAGGAGCTCCTCCCAAAAGCGGTTGAACCGCTCCAGCCGCGCCCGGTCCATGCGCGCCGTGCTGCTCACAGGTCCACCGTCCTTCCGATCTCATACTCGTTTTTAAATGCATCCAGCTCGTGGGGCGCCAGGATCTCCCACAGCGCCCCACGCGCCTCTACGAGCCCGCCGGGCGGGAGGGTGACGGCCTTGGGCGTCACCAGAACCAGCCCCAGCTCGTTAACCGACATGGGCCACTCCTGGCCGTGCCGGACGTACTTCTCGGTGAGCACCCCCGGAAAGGTCTGTACCACTGCGTCCCGCTCTGCCATCTGCCGCACCGTCTCCACCCTGACCACCGCCGCGTCCACCTCCAGGTGGTTGCGGCCCATGGGCGTGATCGAGGTCAAAAACAGGTGGGTATCGCCCCAGCGGAGGGCGTAGTGGAGGGTAAGGGCCTGCCGCCGCACGATCACGGCGGCGTCCCTGGCCCCGATACCCACCTTGGAAAACAGGTTGGTCTTGCTCTGGAAGGTGATGGAGGCCCAGGTCCGCCGGACGGGCGTCCACTCCCATACGCCGGGCGCGGTCTCCCGCAGCTCCAGCACCTGAACCGGCTGATTCAGCTTCCCGGCATCGATGTAATCTGCCATTGCCTCACACCTCCCCAGCCCCGGATGTGTCCAACTTGGACACATCCGGCTCTGTTAGCTTGAGCTGGGTGAGCAGGCGCCGGAAGGCCGGGTTGTCATTGACAATCGTGCCGGTGATCGTAGCCTCCCGCAAGTCGAAGTCCCGCAACACCATGAAGTTGACGCACAGGTCGTACTGGGCCCGGCGGGGGGTGCCCTCCTCCGGCTCAGACACCCCCGCCTGCTCCAGGTAGCCCACCGCCGCGTCGTACAGCCCCTCCAGGGTGAGCAGCTCCTCCGCCGTGGGTTCTTCGATGCGGCAGTAGGCCAGCAGGCTGGCCCGCCGCGCCTCGCTCAGCGCCATGTCACACCGCCAGCGTCCAGCCGTTGGCCGCGGGCAGGTAGAGCCCGGAGGAGGCCGCCGTCACGCCGCAGACCACCTCGGCCGCCGCATCATGGCGGAGCTTGACGGCCACATACCGCCCGTTGAGGGCGCTCACCTTGTACGTCACCACCGCAAGTTGAGGGGCGGTGCCCACGCTGTCGGTGAAGGTGGTCTTGCCGATCTCCTGCGCTCCGTCCCCGCCGCTGTCGCCGGAGGCCAGCAGGGAGACCGTCAGCCCCTTCCCCTTGCCCAGGGCGGCGGCGGACACCAGGAATACAATCTCCTCCACCCCGGACACGTCCACATAGGCGGTCGTCTTGTCGGTGGAGGCCGCCACGCTCTGGGGGGCCAGGACGTTCTGGAACGCCAGTGCTTCCGAAATACGCTTCATGCTTGCTTCTCCTTACTTCCGGTCCGCCAGCGCCACGAAGGGGCTGCGGGTCTTGCTGCTGTTCTTGATGGTCAGGGGCTTGTTGACCTTGGGTGCGCCGTTGCAGCGGTACACCACCCGGAAGCAGTTCTGGTCGGTCAGGAACTCCACGTGGATGGACCAGTCCTGCTTGACGGTGCCCTTGGTGAGCAGGATATACATGTAGGGATCTACCAGCAGCGCATCGCCCCGCACGCCGGGGGAGGCGCAGCTATCCTCGAACAGCACCGGCTTGTTGAGCACCCGCTGGGTGTCGAAGTTGCCCAGGCCGCCCTCGGGATTCCACAGGAACTTAGCCGCCTCGCCGCTCTGGATGGACAGGTAGGGGAGCTGCTCCTCCAGGTCAGGGTGCATCAGCCACACCAGCCGCTCCCTGCCCCTGGGCATGGCCCGGGCCTGCATCTTGATCGCGTTTGCGCCCACGAAGGTGCCCGCCTCCTGGCTGGCCTCCTTGGCCACCTCGACCAGCGCCTTGGAGCGGAGCAGGCCCAGGGGCTTGCCCACGCCGTCGCCGGAGATCGAGCTCTCGGTGAGCAGCCGGTCAGCCGCCAGGGCGAAGGAGGGCCCCGCAAAGCTGGACATGAAGGCGGAGTCGCTCAGCATCTCGTCGGTGCAGTAGAGGAAGCCCATCATCTTCTCCAGGTCCATCTTCAGCTCTCGGAACTGGGGCTTGCTGGCCGCCACTGTGGCCCCCTCGGCGGCCCAGTACATCTGGATGCCGCCGAACACGCTCTTGCTCACGTCGGTCTCGTCGGCCGAGATCCACCGCATGGAGTTAGCCGCGCTGGAGCAGGTGTAGCGGTCCAGCCGGTTGAGCAGGGGGCTCTGCTGCACGGCGCTCTCCAGGATCATCCCGGCGAAGTCGGTCTGGATAACGAAGCCGCCGTCGGCGCCGCTGCCTTCATTGACGCCCAGCACCGCGTTGTTGACCCTCTGGAGGCGCTTGTCCTCCACGTGGTTCTTGCGGAAGTTATAGACGGCCTGGAGCTGCTCGCCCAGGGAAGTGAAGGGCTTGTCCTCTCCCTTGCCCTCGTCCTTGGGCTTGCCGCCGTGAAGCGCGCCGTCGTAGACGGGCTCCGCGCCCTCCTGGCTGGCCTTGGCCAGCGCCTCCAGGCCGGCAATCGAGGTGTTGATCGCCTCCATCTGGGAGGTAAACTCGTTGGCCTCCTCAATCTTGCCCTCATCCACCAGGGCCTGGGCCTGGGTGAGCAACTGGCCCTTCTTGGCCCGCAGCTCGGTGATCTTCTCCATGAAATCCATGCTGTTATCTCCTTTCAGTCCTTAAAATCCAGCAAGCGCCCTGAGCCGCGCCAGGGTGCGCGCCGCCTCGTCCTGCCGGGCCGCCTCGGCCCGCTCGGCCGCCACATGGGCCTGATATTGCTCCCGCATGGCCGCCGTCAGCCGGATACGCCGCCCTGCCGCGGCTACAAAGGCCGCCGGCTCCTCCTCCGGCTCCTGGGCCGCCCCCACAATCTCGTCGATCAGGCCGTACTCCCTGGCCTGGGTGGGGGTGATCCAGATGTCCTTGTCCATGAGGGAGACCAGCTCCTCCCGGGTCTTGCCGCCGCCCCGGGCGGTGTAGACCTCCAGGATGCAGTCCCGGGCGTTGCGCAGGGCCTCGGCCGACCGCCGCATGGCCCGGTAGTCCCCCTCCGCGCCGCCGGCGGGGTTGTGGTAGCACAGCAGGGCCCCCGGCTCGCTCTGGATCACCTGGCAGCCGGTGGCCGCCAGGGTGGCCGCGCTGGCCCCGAATCCCTGGAACAGCGCGGTGGTCTTGCCGGCATACCGCCGGAGCATGGAGCGGATCTCCAGCCCCACCGCCATGTCGCCGCCGGGCGAGTTGACCAGCAGCGTCACATCCTCGCCGCCGGCCCGCTCCAGGGCGCCGGCGATATCCATGGGCGCCGTGATGTCCCGCCAGCCCCAAAAGCGGAGTACGTCGGCGGAGTCGTTGTCCCACAGCTCGCCTCTCAGGCTGATGTCCATCTATTTCTCTCCTTTCAGCACGGCCTCCAGGGAGGCCAGATTCTTTGTCGCCAGGAATTGCTGGCCCAGTCCGCCGGGGATGGGGGCCTTCTCCTCCATGGCCCGGCACTCGTCCGGGTTGTAAACAGAGGTGCGGATCATCCGCTCGTAAACTTGGCTGCGGGTCAGGTCGTCGCCCCGGAGGAGCACCGCCACATTGCCCCGCATGTACCAGCCCTCCCCGTCCCGCTTGTCCGGCGGGATGGCCTTATAGCCGTCCTCCTGCTCCCACTGCACCACGTAGGGCAGCAGGGTGTCGGTCACGTAGTTCTGCCGCTGCTGGGCGTTGGAGTCGTAGCTCTCCTTGCCCGTCTGGAGCATGTGCTTGGGGATGCCGGTAAACCGGGCGACCTCCTCCGCCGTGAACTGCCGGCTCTCGATATACTGGGCGTCGCTCTGGCTGATGCCCAGCGGGGTGAATTTCATCCCGTGGTCCAGCACCGCCACCGCAAAGGCGTCGTCGGCGGCATAGCCGCGGAACTCGTCCTTGAGTCTCCGGCGTGTCTCCGGCTTGGCGTCGGTATCCACCTCCAGGACGCCGGACAGCCGGGCCCCGTTCTGGTAGAACTTCTTGCCGAAGCGCTGGGCCATGGTATCCATGGCCACTGTCTCCCGTGCCAGATCCAGCAAGCCGCGGCCTCGAATACCGTCATAGGTTTCGAAGAAGAGGAAGGACAGCTCATAGGGGGAGAAGGTGCGCTGCCAGCCGTCCACGTTGTAGTCGTACCAGTAATGCCCGCTCTCCAGGTCCTTGCGGATGGTGCAGCACTCCGTGGGCAGGGGGATGCGGGCCACCAGGCGGCCAGCTCCGTCCCGCCGGTTCCAGCAGGCCCCGAAGCCGTGCCAGAAGGCGTTGGACATGATGAGCTTCTGGCACAAAAACGGCGACATGCGCTCGTTGGCCCGCACATGCAACAGCCGGTCCAGCGCCGGGTCATGTACCGCCCGCCGGGCGTCCCCGTCCTTGACGTAGGTGCCGAAGGGGATCAGCCCGAAGGAGTTGCTGAGGATGCGGTGGGCGGCCGCCACCGGGGAGAGCCGCTCCGCGGCTCTCTGGCCCGGCTCCACGTCCTCCCCGGTCAGGAACAGATTCTTGAGGAACCGCCCCAGCTCCTCCTGGGAGAGCGTCCGCGTCTCCATCGACGCCCTGGGGCCGTTGATTGCCCGGTCAAGGATCATCGTCTCCCCCCTCTCCGCGCCTTGGCGATGACCACGGCGTAGGCCACTAGGCACCCGCCGGCCACGAGCAGCGCGGCCGGGCGGCCGCCCAGCTCCCAGGCCGCCCGCACAAAGCAGGCGCCGCCGGCCAGGAGCAGCAGATCGTCCAGATAGAGCGCCAGCCTCCGCCCGGCCGCCTTCCAATGTTTCATCTCAAATCCCCCAATCCTCGGAGAGTATGTGTTCGTTGATATCCGGCCCCACCGGCATCCGAAGC